ATCATATTTGGTTATTCTTTTTCTCTCTGGATCCGCTAGAAGATTATATGCATCTTTATCAATTATAACTTCCATTAATTTAGTCGTATCAGTTTCTTCTTGTATTATTTGTCTATATTCATGAATTTGTTTTTTAGCTCGTTTAACGGACCCGTATTTTCCTTTTATCATTTTTGTAAAATCTTGAGAACTCAAAGGCCAATTGAAATAGGGATTCATCATTTTATTGGTTAAAAATATTATCCAATCATATTTAACATGGCCATATACAAGAAACGCTGTAGTATCGGGCCTCTCAGTATCTCCTATAGTATGTTTATCAAAATTTATAGCTTTATCAATCACGTTTTGTTTCATTAAATTTCGAATAAATATATCTCTGGCAGTAGTTGTCTCGCCGTATTTGCTTCCGGTTATATTATATTGAATTTCTGGTAAATATGAAAAATATGACATTAAAATCCCTGTTCTACTAGTTCTCTAGTAATAATAATTGTTTCTGTAAAAGAAACAGTTAATTTTATTTCAAATGGTGAACCATCTCTAAAAAAGAATGGTACTCCAGCTGCGGCGTAATTAGCTATAACACTATTACATACACTTCTTGCTATTTTAAATGGTTTTCCATCCGCTCCGCCTGCGTGACCAAATCTAATATCCCAAGTACTTGGAAAAGTATAAAAGTTTGATCCGGCACCCTTTTTACGCTCAGATCCGCCAGTCCCAGATTGCGCCGTGCCTTTGCCTATGCCCATAGCTGCTGTTACGTTCGATATTGGATCCGCATAGCCGGGTAAAGTTGAGATTCTGAAAGCTTTTATAATTTCCTGAATTGTTTCACTTTCTTTCTTATTTTTTGCTACCATGGGGAATTCAAATACAAATTTTCTAAATTTTCCGGGACCCTGATATAGTAAAGACATTTTAGGATTAATTGCAATATTCGAACCACCCAATGCTTTTTTTAATAAATCAGATTTTTTTATTGTTGTACCTAGAGCATGCTCCGCAGCAGCCTCTCCCATTTTGCCATAATTAATATCTTTAAAGGCCGCTATCATTGCCGGGATGCCACCTTCAGAATCCATATAATCGTTTATTCCTGCGGCAACTTTTCCAGATGCTTCTGTAAGAACTGTTCCTAATCCTTCTTGTTCCGCATATACTGCTTCTGATGTTGAAATTAATGCTTGAGCCCCCATAGGAAGAGCTATACTATATTCAGCAGCAGATGTAGTTTGCGCAAAAAGTTGAGGAAACGAAGTAAATAGGCCCCAATGACTTTCGTCACCTCCACCAGATTTTGCCCCGAGATTGTCAGGATATGTTAGATCTGCTTTCTGAGCCATTGTTTCTCCGTATAAATAGTTTAATATATCTAATTATTTATCAATATATTTATTATGGCATATAAGGGAAAATTTAAACCAAAACACCGCGATAAATATAAAGGAAATCCCACTAATATAATTTATAGAAGTTTATGGGAAAGACGTTTCATGGTTTATTGTGATTCTAATACAAATGTTGTTAAGTGGTCCAGTGAAGAAATAGTTATACCATATAGATCACCGTTTGATAGAAGAATACACAAATATTATCCTGATTTTTGGGTTAAAATAAAAAAACATGATGGAACTTTTGAAACTTCAATTATAGAAGTAAAACCTAAATCACAAACAGTTCCTCCCAAACCTCGTTTGAATAAAAGGAAAAGTGGTAGATATTTATTAGAGATGAAAAGATATGGTGTTAATGAAGCTAAATGGAAAGCTGCTGTGACATTTTGTGAATATAAAAATTGGACATTTAAAATTATAACAGAAGATCAATTACTCTCTAAATAATATATGGCACTACGAAAACTTTCACATATAGAAGATGACGCTGTTGAATGGCTTAGAGAAAAGTACGAACAGCTCCGACATTCATTGATAGTTGCAAGAGTCGGATCAATTAAAAATCCCTATAATATTATAAGTGAAGGTAATAGAGAAAAAGAGCTGAAATTAGGGAGAATGTATTTTTTTCATTATCAACCCAAAACGAGAATGAAATTACCTTATTATGATATATTTCCACTAGTTATTCCAATAAAACCTTATGACAAAGGTATGCTAGGAATGAATTTTCATTATCTCCCATATAGATTAAGAGAAGTATTAATGAAAAAACTAATTGGATTTTTAAATGAAGAAGATTTGGAAGTTTATTTACATGTTACATATAATGATATTAAAGGATTTACTCGATATAAAGAAGCTAAGCCTACCCTTCATAAATATGATTTAACAGGTTCATATGTTCGTTCACAATTTATTCATATAGAACCCGGTGAATGGACCACCGCATTACATTTGCCCGTAGAGAAATTTAGATCTCGCGGGGGCGGCATGGGGGTTACAAAAGATAAAGTTTGGAATGATAGTAAAGATATAATCGATCATCACGCTAGAAAATTTATATAAAATTTAACGGAGATTTATGGATACTAATGCCTTTTTAACACAACTTGACCATGAAAAAGGTTTAGCTCCTATTAATAGATTTGTAGCGAAAATCACTTTCCCAAAAAAGATATCTGGAAACGACGCAGAGAAATTATCTTATCTATGTGATTCTGCTCCATTGCCGGGGAAAACAATAGCGACTTCGGAATTAAGACATTATGGCCCGACTCGAAAGTTAGCAAGAGAAGCAACTTATGCCGAATTCCAATTAGGATTTATATTGACAAACGCTATGTCGGCAAGAAAATCGTTTATAAAATGGATGGATTTTATAATTGATCCGGAATCAGCAAATATTCGATATCAGGATGAATATAAGGGCGAAATTGAAGTATTAATGTTTGATCAATCCGCAGTCGACTTTTCAAGGGAAGCTGCAATTGCTGGTTCTAAATATTTAGAAGCCTTTCCAACCAATGTTGATCCTATTTCTTTGGGATGGGATCAAATAAATCAAGTAGGAAAATTTAGTGTGAATTTTGCATATAAAAGATGGATAGATTATAAAGAATTTGAAGTAGGTGAGGAAGGTGGATTGTAGAGGATGAATAAATTAATTAATTTTTTTAATATGGAGATATAATGGCTTTACCAATTGTGGGTAATCCTACCTATGAACTTAAATTACATAGTATAGATCATAAAATAAAATATAGACCTTTTCTAGTTAAAGAAGAAAAGATTTTACTAACAGCTCTTGAGGGCGGTGAAACAGCGGACATCGTAAGAGCTACAAAAGAAATTATTAGAAACTGTTGTCTTGACGATGATGTTGAAATTGAAAAACTTCCTGCTTTTGATATTGAATTATTTTTTCTAAATTTAAGAGCTCGTTCAGTTGGAGAAACTGTTGAAATCAGCATGAATTGTCAAACCAAGGAAGTCTCACTGGTGAGTACACAGGTTTGATGGGGCTGGGCTTTATCATTGGCACGATAAGCATTGGATTTGGGTATCCGGGACAGCCGTTTGTTGTCAACCGCTTCATGGCAGCAAGGGATATAAC